ATGAAAATGCCTGACAAAATCTTTTCGGCGGCCTCGTACTGCTCGTCAGGCGGCCTGATATGCACCGGGCTGGCAAGGACCTATGACTGGTTTCATGGCCTTGACTGGAATTTTATTGCCCTGGCCAGTGGCGTGATAATCGGTGTAGCGACTTATCTGACCAATCTCTACTTTAAGCGCCGCTGGACGAAGATGTATCAGCAATCCCTCGATCGTGGCTATGGTGGCCCGCCACCGCAGGATGAATAGCGATGGCTAACCTGAAAACGAAACTCAGTTCGGCCATGCTGGCGCTTATCGCTGCTGGCGCTTCAGCTCCCGTTCTTATGGACCAGTTCCTGAATGAGAAAGAGGGCAAAAGCCTCACGTCATACCGCGATGGCGCCGGCATATGGACGATATGTCGTGGAGTTACCCAGGTAGATGGAAGACCTGTAACCCAGGGAATGAAGTTAACCCAGGCCAAATGCGATCAGGTTAATGCCGTCGAGCGCAATAAGGCGCTGGCATGGGTAGATCAGAATGTGCGTGTTCCTCTGACACCCCCTCAAAAGGTCGGGATTGCCAGTTTCTGCCCCTATAACATCGGGCCCGGTAAATGCTTTCCTTCCACCTTCTACCGCAAGCTGAATGCCGGTGACCGGAAAGGCGCCTGCGCTGAAATTCGCCGGTGGATTTTTGATGGCGGAAAAGATTGCCGCGTGCGTTCGAACAATTGTTACGGCCAGGTCTCTCGTCGTGATCAGGAAAGCGCACTGGCATGTTGGGGGATAGATGAATGAGCCGATTAGCAGCCATTATCAGCGCTGTTGTGATCTGCCTGATGGTTTGCCTTGGGTGGCTGGTAATGCATTACCACAACGCTGCTGCTGAGCAGAAAACCCGAGCCGATGGCGCCGAGCAGCAGGTAAACAGCACTCAGGCCATCACAGCCAACGTTCTTACCACCATGACCATATTCAATTCCATCGCGGAGGCCAACAAAAATGCCAAAGAGCAGATCGCACTGGACGCATCGGGAGCCGCGGCGGATATCAAAGTGGCTGTTGCGAATGATGATTGCGCTCCCGCTGGTATTCCTGCTGGCGCAGTTAAGCGGTTGCAGCAATACAAAGACAGTTTACGTCACCGTTCCGGTAGTGCCGCTACCCTCCAGCCTGACAGCTGAAACGCCTTATCCTGATATACCGGACAAGATGACGTGGGGCCAGAGCCTTGATTTAAACGTCAGTCTGCTATCAGCGCTGGGGCAGTGCAACCGGGATAAGGCCGACATACGTCGGTCTGAAATATTTAGAGGGAAAAATTAGTCATATCCGGCAGTTATTAAAATGCCATCTTTCTCCCCGTAAGTAGCGTGTCTATAATGCCTTTGCCGATTGGCTACAACATAAGGTGTGACATGAAAAACGGTATTTACTTCGTAACCTTCAGCAGCAATAACCATGATGTTGGACAAGGCACTGTAGTAGTAAAAGACAATGCCATCAACGGTGGTGATTTCGGGTTCACTTACCAAGGCCATATTCAGGGCGATACATTAGATTTGCATGTTTCTCAGCATAATCCTCAGGCGGTGAATGTCATTCAAGGTGTAAATGACTACACGATGGAAATGAGCATTGTAGAAGTGCAGGGGGGTTACCTTTTATCAGGGGCCGTTAAAGGAATTCCTCAAGCTCGGCTTAGGGTAAGTGCAAAATTCATTGGTGAGTTGGTTTAGAGAGTATTCTTTATCCCAAACCCGCTGCGGCGGGTTTTTTTATGGGCATTACAGAGCCACTTCCAGAGGTGGCTCGATAATGTCAAGGCGAGGACAAAATTATGGCAACACCGGACTGGGAGGCCATCGAATCGGCATACCGGGCCGGAGTCCTTAGTCTCCGTGATATAGGCGATAAATACGGCGTTACTGAAGGGGCTATCAGGAAGAGGGCTAAAAAGTTTGATTGGGTACGCAAGGCCAGTACGCAGGTACGCAAAAATGGTACGCAAAAGAGTAAGGCGCGTACCAGCGAAAAGCCTGCCAGCTCTGGCCGTACGCAACCAAAAGCCGAACCTCCACCAGATACGAAACCGATACGCGGGGTGCGTACCGATCCGCCGACTAACCCATTTCAACCCGGCAACCAGCAGGCGTTAAAACACGGTGGTTATGCCCGCCGTCTTCTGCTTAAAGATGAGGTCATTGAAGACGCGAAAGCGTTGACACTCGAAGACGAATTATTTCGCCTTCGGGCTAACAACCTTGTCGCCGCAGAGAATATTGGCCGGTGGTTGACCAAGCTGGATGATGCTGAAGGGGACCAGGAAAGAAAGGTGCTGATGGAAAATATCAGCGCCGCCGAGAAGGCGATGATGCGCAATACCGTTCGTATTGAGTCCATCGTCGGCACGCTTGCGACGGTAGGCAAAATATTTGCTGATACAGACTATCGCAAGGCTGCTACTGATAAGGTGTCGCTGGAGGCCGATCGTCTTCGCCGTGATGCTGGTATTGATGATGGCAACGGAGAGCGTGACCTCAATGACTTCTACTCTGACATCCAAACCGACGCTGAATCCGGTCCTGCGTAGCTTCTGGACGACGCAGGCGCGTAACAAAGTGCTTTATGGTGGCCGGTCATCGTCAAAGTCATGGGATGCTGCTGGCATCGCCATATTCCTGTCAAATAAATACAGCCTGCGCTTTTGTTGTGCGCGTCAGATCCAGAACAAAATTGAAGAGTCGGTGTATACCCTGCTCAAAATTCAGATTGACCGCTTTGGCCTGCGGCATCGTTTCCGCATTCTGAACAACAAAATCATTAACCGGGTGACCGGGTCTGAATTCGTGTTTTATGGGCTCTGGCGCAACATTGAAGAGATTAAGTCTCTGGAAGGTATCAGCGTTCTGTGGCTTGAAGAGGCCCACGCGCTGACGGAGTACCAGTGGAAGATACTGGAGCCTACCATCCGTAAAGAGGGCTCAGAGTGCTGGTTTATCTTTAACCCCGGACTGGTGACTGATTTCGTTTGGCGTAACTTTGTGGTCGATCCGCCAGAAGATACGCTGATACGCAAAATCAACTACGATGAAAACCCCTTTTTGTCCGACACGATGCTGAAGGTTATCGAAGCCGCTAAGCGCCGGGATCCGGATGGGTTTAAGCACGTCTACGAAGGCGTGCCAGAGTCGGATGATGATGCGGCCATTATCAAGCTGTCATGGATTGAGGCGGCTGTTGATGCCCACAAAATCCTGAATTTCGAGCCAAGCGGGCGTAAGCGTATTGGCTTCGACGTCGCCGATAGCGGCGCCGATAAGTGCGCTAACGTCTATCGTCACGGCTCCGTCGTGTATTGGGCGGATGAGTGGAAGGCGAAAGAAGACGAATTGCTGAAGAGCTGCCAGCGTACGTATCAGGCAGCACTGGAGCGCGATGCTGATATCGTCTACGACTCAATCGGCGTTGGGGCATCTGCTGGCGCGAAATTCTCAGAAATTAATGAGGATCGTAAGCGCGAAAACATGAATGCATCCCGCATCAATTATCAGCGATTCAATGCAGGCGCTGGTGTGAATGAGCCGGACTACGAATATAGTGGGATCCCGAACAAGGATTTTTTCGCCAACCTCAAAGCGCAAGCCTGGTGGCTGGTAGCGGATCGCTTCCGTAACACCTTCAACGCGGTAAAGAACGGCGAGCAGTACCCGGTAGATGAGCTGATTAGCATTGACTCATCCTGCCCGCTGCTGGAAAAGCTCAAGCTGGAACTTACCACCCCGCACCGTGATTTTGACAAAAACGGTCGCGTGATGGTGGAAAGCAAGAAAGACCTCGCCAAGCGTGACGTACCATCGCCGAACGTGGCCGACGCGTTCATCATGGCGTTTGCTCCAACCGATACGGCAATGGATATCTGGGAAGCGCTGGGAAACAGCTAAATACCTGGAAATAACCGTTTCACGCAAAATTCACGCTATTCATTTTTCGACCCTGTTTATGCATGTTTTATTCACGCGCTTTTAGCCACTTAACCCCGATAAATAAGCCTTTGGCGGACATTTCATCATGGGAGGGATCCGGCTGGTGCGGGTAACAGTCATTATGTTAAATCGGGTCGTTTTTTAACAAATTATCCTATCCGCCACGAGTACCAAAAAAGCCGGAGAATAGTCACCATGGCGAAGAAAACAGGACGAGTCGCCACGGCGGATTCGTACGATAACTTTGTTGCCCGTGTCGGTATGCAGCAGCCTAATCAGCATGCCGCATCGACCTACAGGGCGAACTATACCAGCCGCAACCGCCTGCTCATCGAGTGGGCTTATCGTTCCTCCTGGATTATTGGCGCCGCAGTCGATTCGAAAGCGGACGATATGACCAAAAAGGGCGTGCGGATCACCAGTGAGATTGACCCGAAACGTCGTGGCATTCTGGAATCACGGTTCGATGAGCTTCAGCTTTGGGATTGCATCAACGAGACGCTGAAATGGTCCCGGCTGTATGGCGGGGCGGTGGCACTGATTCTGATTGAAGGTCAGGCACCGCTGACGCCGCTGGTGCTGGATAAGGTTGGCAAGGGCAGCTTTAAAGGTCTGGCTGTACTTGACCGCTGGATGATTAACCCACAGCTCACCAGGCGCATTAAGGCACTTGGTCCTAACCTCGGCAAGCCTGAATTCTATGACATCGTGACAACGGCGCAGGGGCTGCCTGCGTGGACTGTTCACCACAGCCGCCTGATCCGCATGGATGGTGTGAAACTGCCGTATCAGCAGAAAATCACCGAAAACGAATGGGGGATGTCCATTGTCGAGCGCATCTTCGATCGCCTGACTTCCTACGATAGCACCAGCGTCGGCGCCGCCCAGCTTGCCTACAAGGCACATCTGCGAACGGCAAAGATTAAAAAGCTGCGTGAAATTATCGCCACAGGCGGTAAAGCGTTTGAGGCGCTTATCAAGAATATGGAGATGGTCCGCCAGTACCAGACGAACGAGGGTATGTCCCTGTTTGATTCGGAGGACGAATTTGAAACACATTCCTATTCTTTCGCAGGGCTGTCTGACCTGCTTAGCGAGTTTAAAGAGGATATCGCGGGTGCTGTTGGCATTCCTCTTGTCCGTCTGTTCCGCCAGTCACCGAAGGGTTTTTCAACCGGTGACGCTGACCTCGCGAACTACTACGACGACGTGGGAGCGCTTCAGGAGCGAGATTTACGGCCTCACATCCGCCTGTTATTCGATGTACTGCATCGCTCAGAGTTTGGCGAGCCGTTGCCGCAAGATTTCACCTTTGAGTTTAACCCCCTGTGGCAGATGAGCGACACCGATCGCTCCACGGTGGCAACCAACACAACTACCGCTCTTGCAACCGCGGTGCGTGATTTGGGCATGTCGCCGGCTGCTGCTCTGACTGATTTGCGCGAGCTGTCTGACGTTACCGGCATCGGTGCTTCAATTAGCGATGAGGATATCCAGAATGCGGCGAAACAGTGGCAGGAGACTGAATCTGAAACCAGCCCTCCGCCGCCGATCGGAGGTCCAGTATCAGAAAAGCCTACTGGCGATAGTCGACCAGATAAATCAAATCGTCACGGGTTCCTACGATGGTTCACAGGCAAGCGCTGAGAGCATTGCTAAATCGCTTGTTGACTACTCCGGGGTGATCGACGACTGGGCCGAAATGGTCGGTCGAAAGATGTTTGCCCAGGTGGAGCGTGAAGAGTGGAATCAGTGGCGCTCTGTTTCGGAAGAAATATCCGCTGGTCTGCGTGACGTGATTGGTAACACTCCTGTCGGCATGGTGGCGCAAGACATCGTTTACCGACAGATTCGCTACATGAAGTCTCTGCCATTAGAGGCGGCCGGACGTGTCAGGGAAATTCAGGAGCGTGCGATACAGGCTGTCATCCATGGTGAGCGCCCCGATCAGCTTTACGAGATGATCATGCAATCCGGTGACGTGGCGGCCAGCAGGGCGCGGATGATAGCCCGCACAGAGATAGGGCGCGCAACTGGCGCACTGACCCAGGCACGGGCTCTGGCAGTTGGATCAGAGGGATACTGGTGGCGCATTGAAGGTGCAGGCACCAGGCCCTCACACCGAAAAATGAAAGATAAGTTTGTGCGCTGGGATAGCCCGCCAACGCTCGATGGCATGACTGGACACGCCGGGTGCCTGCCTAACTGCAAGTGTTGGTCGGAAGTGCAAATACCTGACCCTGTAAAATAACAGGCCGCCAATGAGCGGCCTTTTCAATGCCCGCAATTCAGCAGGTAACCCATGAAATATTTCTTTAAAACCCGCCTGGGTAATACCCGCTTTCAACTTGCTGATGGGTCTGTCCTGTTTAAGGACGTCCCGATCGCAAGGACTGGTGAGCAGGAGTACGACGCCACAGAGCGGCCTGAGCTTGTCCCAAACGACAGAGGGAAGGTCATCGTACGCCGGATGCCAGAAGAGGTGTTCAGCGAGCGAGCCATGGCGTCATTCGAAGGAATGGCAGTCACTATCGGCCATCCGCGAGATTTTGACGGGCAGATCATCTTTGTTACCCCTGATAACTGGCGCCAGCTGGCTCACGGGCACATCCAGAACGTACGACGTGGCACGGACGATAAAATCGATCTGCTGCTGGCTGATGTCATCGTCAAAACCCCGGAAGCCCTGCAGGCCATTGATGATGGTGATGACGAGGTCAGCTGCGGGTACGACGCCGATTACGAACAGATTTCACCTGGTCTCGCAAAGCAATCTGCGATTACCGCTAACCATCTGGCCCTTGTCCCTAACGGGCGGGCCGGTTTCCGTTGTGCAATAGGGGATTCTATGCCAAGCACTACTAAAAACTGGTTTACCCGGCTCCTGAAGGCCCGTAAAACCGGGGACGCTGCCGAAATGGCAAGTCTCATTGATAACCCGCCTGATGATGTCACGGGCGATAACGATGTATCGACCTCTATGACACCCGGCGGAGTGGTCATCAACCTTGCACCGCAAAATCCGCTTCCCGGCCCGGCATTGCCTGGTACTGGCGATGGTGAGGAAGAAATTCCTGCATGGGGTAAGGCGCTGATTGAGGCGGTGGCCAAACTCACGCCTGCGGCAGCTGCTCCTGGTACCGGCGATGCCGAGGATGAAGAGGAGAAAAAGGAAGAGGAGGGTAAGGTTACCGGCGATGCCGCTTATCGTGCCGATCTGATTCAGCCAGGCATCCAGTTGCCAGAAAAGGCGAAGCCGACAGCATTCAAGCGCCAGGTGCTTGCCTCTGCCGATCAATCTCTGGTTCGCTCTATTGTCGGTGATGCCGATATCAGCAAGCTGAAAAAAGCCACGGTAGATATGGCTTTCACGGCTGTTTCTGAGCTGGCGAAAAACCGCAATACCAAAACCGTCGACAGCCTGCAAACGCAGACTGCCACCACTGTTAAAACCATTGCCGGTATGAATCAGGCCGCGCAGGAATTCTGGTCTAAACGAGGCTAACTAATGGGTAATACATTTCTTTACCGGATGCCAGCGGGCATCGCCGGGGCAATTTCTCGTCCGCAGGATCTGACGGTTGAACCTCAACTGCTGGACTCCTCCAACCTTTTCCCCGCTTACGGCCTTGGCGGCAAGATTTCCTCCGGGAAATTTGTGCCAATCGCTGCGAGCGATACAGCGTCGGTGCTGGTGGGCATTTATGTTCGTCCGTATCCGACCGCCAGCCAGCCGGATAAAGTCCAGCAGGTAGGCAGCGGTAAAAACTTCACCGGCGATTGCCTGGTACGTGGTTACGTCACGGTAAACATCGGCGCGGATGCATCCAGCGTTGCTCTGCATGGCCCGGTCTACATGCGAGTGGCCACACCATCCGCCTCAAGCCCTCTCGGCGCGTTCCTTGCCGCCGCTGATGGCTCGAATACCGTCCAGATCACTAACGCTTACTTCAATGGCCCTGGCGACACCAGCGGCAACATTGAGCTGGCCTTCAATATTTAAGGAAATCGCAAATGCCAATGACATTTGACCAGGCGACAGTCGACGGCACTGGTGCCTTTCTTGTCCATGAGCTGGAGCGTCTCGATCAGACACTGAATCTGCCGCTGGTGAATTTCACCTGGTCGCGCGATATCCAGTTGCGTGAAGACGTGTCTATTGCTGATGAGATCAGCTCGTTCACTAACACCACTTTTGCTGCTGCCGGTACGCCGAATGCTAACGGTAAAAACTGGCTTAGCAAAGCCGCGACCGCGATGGCTGGACTTAACGTCGACATCGCAAAAACTGGCTTCCCGCTCACACTGTGGGGTATGGAGCTTGGCTGGACCGTTCCTGAATTGCAGGCAGCTGCGCAGGTTGGTCGCCCGATCGACACGCAGAAGTACGACGGCATGCAGCTGAAGTGGAACATGGACACGGACGAGCAGGTTTATATCGGCGATTCCGGTCTGAACGTTAAAGGCCTGCTGAACCTGACGCAGGTAACGCCGACCAACGCCGCGAAGACCTGGGCGACCTCCACCGCTGACGAAATCCGGGCGAGCATTAATGCCGGGTTGAGTGCTGCGTGGGCCAACTCAGCTTACTCCATGGTACCGACGGACATGCTGATCCCGCCGGAGCAGTTCTCTCTGCTGGCAAGCACCATCGTATCCAGCGCTGGTAACCAGTCCCTGCTGACCTATCTGGAAACCAACACCATCGCATACCACCAGAACGGGCGTCCTCTGAACATCCGTCCGGTGAAATGGGCGAAAGGTCGTGGCGTGTCGAACTCTGATCGCATGATGTTCTACACCAACGACAAGAAATACGTTCGCTTCCCGATGGTTCCGCTGATGAGCGTGCCGATCCAGTATCGCGGCCTGTATCAGCTCGTAACCTATTACGGCAAGCTGGGTGCAGTAGAGCCGGTTTATCCGGAAACTCTGGCCTACGTCGACGGCATCTAACCTGCGGCGGCCCGAAAGGGCCGCTCATGAGGACTTGCAATGAAAAAGATTTACGTACTCTCCCCGTTTAACTTCAACGACGGCAAAGAGCAAAAGCATTTCCCGGTTGGCTTCCACGACGTCGATGACACGGTTGCTGATCACTGGTTCGTAAAAGCGCACTGTTCTCCGGATGGCGAAGCGCCAGCGGTCGCAGAAGACCCGCGCATTGCTGAGCTGGAAGCAAAAATCGCCGAGAAAGACGCGCGTATTGCTGAACTCGAAGCGCAATTGCCGGAGACTACCAATAATGGCAAGAAATCAAAGTCTGCCGACGCCTGAGCAGTTCAGGGCAACCTTTCCGCAGTTCGCTGACGATACAAAGTACCCCACGCCAATGATTCAGGCTCGACTGAATCTTGCTGATGCCATGCTGAGTGAGTCGCGCTTTGGCGTGGATATCTTTCCCTACATCGTCGGGCTGTATGTTGCGCACTACATGTACCTTTACGCCGCCGATATGCGTGGTGTAGCTGTGGGTACTGCTGGTGGCATAAATAGCGGCATACAGACCGCGAAATCAGTGGATAAGGTTTCAGCCAGTTATGACGCAAGCGCAACCCTGGACCCTAATGCCGGTTTCTGGAACAACTCCCGTTACGGATCGGAGTTCTGGGAATACCTGATGATGTTTGGTGCCGGTGCGGTTCAACTGGGGACGCCGGAATGAAAAGCGGGCTCACAATTCGGGAAGACAATTACAGCAGCGTTCTGGATGCGCTGAAGCAGCTGTCAGGCACTGATGTGCTGGTTGGTATCCCGGCAGGTCCTCCGCGCGATGATGCGCCGCTGAGCAACGCTGAGCTGGGGTATCTCCAGTCCACCGGGGCAACCGTAGAGATAGACGGTGAGACCGTTACTCTGCCGCCAAGGCCATTTCTGGACATGGGTATTGAGGATTCCCGGGATAAAACGACAGAGCGTTTAAAGCTGGCCGCTCAGTCTGCGCTTGAAGGTAAGGCAGATGTGGCGTCGATGCATCTTGAAGCCGCAGGCCAGATTGCGCGTGATGCCTCAAAGGCTGTCATTGAGGCAGGCGATCGTCTGACCCCACTATCTGAAAAAACCATCAAGAAGCGCAGAGAAATGAAGCCTCCCATTCCAGGCGATAAGCCGTTGCGTGCCCGCGGATTCCTGTTCAGAGCGATTCAGTATGTCGTGAGGAAAGAATAATGCCGTTTCTCGATGTGACGGATGTTCTGCTTGATCCGGACTTTGTCGACCTGTCTCTGGTGTGTTATCGACAGGTGCAGACAGTGGACGAAGATAATTTTCCAACCAATACCGTGCAGGCTATTCCGTTCTCTGGTGTCGTAACCGTCGACCGTTCACTGGAAGCGAAGCGTATGGCCGCCGGACAGAACATCAACGGGGCCATTCTCATCGTGACGCAGTTCAGGCTGACTCAGGGGCAACCCGGATTAGATGCCGATATCGTAACCTACCGCGGGCGAGATTATCGTGTGACGTTTGTCGACCCGTATACGGCGTACGGTGCCGGGTTCGTTCAGGCGCATTGCGAGCTTCTGGAATTCGACGGGGGAACGCCAATTGAGTAACGACAGCACAACGGCGGGATATCTGACCCCCGTCGGTGATTCACCGCCCTACGATGAGGATCTGGAACGGCTAATCAGCCGCTGGATACGGGGTGTGACAGGGCTGGCTGCCACGCTGGTTTACCCACGCTGGACTGACCCGCAAAAGCAGATACCCAAAAACGGCACCACCTGGTGCGCGTTCGGTATCACCGGCATTCAGGAGGACTTCAACCCGGCGTACGTGCAGGGCGAAGAGAACACCGAACAGTGGTCGCATGAGACCGTGAGCCTGATCTTGTGCTTCTATGGCCCGCAGGGGCTGGCAATGGCCACGCGCTTTCGTGACGGTCTGCTGGTCTCGCAGAACAATGACGAGCTCAACCGCTCTGGCCTGACATTTCTGCAGCATGGGCGGATCCTCAATCTGCCCGAACTCATCAATAACCAGTGGGTGCGCCGGTACGATATCAGCGTTGACCTGCGCCGCAAAATCATCCGCCAGTACGGCATTCAATCGCTGGTCGACGCGCCAGTGCAATTTTTTGGAGATTAAAACATGGCACAGGGCTTACCTGTTTCCAATGTCGTTAACGTTGACGTCATCATGTCACCGGTAGCGGCAACGGGGCGAAACTTCGGTGCGCTCCTCATTCTGGGAACCTCTACCGTTATTCCGGTTACCGAGCGCATTCGCCAGTATTCGGCCATTGAAGATATCGGCGATGATTTTGGCGCTGACTCCCCGGAATACGAAGCAGCGACCATCTTCTTTTCACAATCACCAAAACCCACGCTGGTCTATATCGGCCGTTGGGCGAAGACGCTGGCGGAAGGAGAGGCCGGGGCGGTGGAAACCTTGCTACAGGCCGTTAATGCCTGCCTTCAGTATACCAACTGGTACGGGCTGGCAATTGCCGACAGCGCCGATCTGGTTGAGGCTGACGTGATTTCCGTTGCTGCTGCTATTGAGGCATCCAGCTTAAGCCGCATTCTGGCCGTTACCACTGCTGATGTGAATGTGCTGGTCTCGGGGAATACCGACAACATCGGCTATAAGCTGAAAGCCGCCGGCTACAGCCGTACGTTCTGGCAGTACAGCTCCAGCAGCAAATACGCCGCTATCTCGGCATTTGGCCGTGCGTTTACGGTGAATTTCACCGGCAACAACACCACGATCACCCTGAAGTTCAAAACCGAGCCGGGCGTGACGCACGAAACGCTGACGACCGCACAGGCGTCCGCTATTGATGCTATTAACGGTAACGTCTACGTCTACTACGCCAACGATACAGCGATTATCCAGCAGGGTGTGATGGCGAACGGTGATTTCTTTGATGAGCGGCATGGCCTGGACTGGCTGCAGAACTACGTTCAGACCAATCTCTATAACCTGCTTTACACCTCGGCCACCAAAATCCCGCAGACCGACGCAGGCGTAACCCGGTTAATGACCAACGTCGAAGCCTCACTGGATCAGGCGGTAAATAACGGCCTCATTGCTCCGGGTGTCTGGAACGGTGGCCCGATTGGCCAGATTGAATCCGGGGATACCCTGACCAAGGGTTACTACGTCTACGCCGACGCGGTAGCTAACCAGGCTCAATCCGACAGGGAAGCGCGTAAGTCGCCGGTAATTCAGGCGGCGATCAAGCTGGCTGGCGCTATTCATTATGGCGACGTGCAGATCAACGTGGTCCGTTAAGGGGAACTAAATGTCTACTTACTCTTTTATTGACGTCTCTGCATCCCTGACGGGCCCGACCGGCAGTATCGATCTGGGTTACGGCTCGGCGAACTCCGAAGAGGGGATCACCGTAGTCATGGCAGAGGCAAAAAACACCATGACCGTAGGCGCCGACGGGGAAGTGATGCACAGCCTTCACGCCGGTAAGAGCGGCATGTTGTGGTCAAGTTTTTTTGGACACGCCGATCAGATGGTAGGGTTATGCACAGGCGGGCAACTGGGCGGCAGGGCTGGCCAGCGTTTCGTACTGTGCGGGTGATCGGTAGCCAAGTTTTGAATGCAATCGGGTACTGTTATAAAAGTTAACGATGTAGTCGGTGATGTCTTGTTTGGCTTCTGTATGGTTGGCATACCGAGTCTGCCAGACACGCTCCATTTTCAAATTCAGAAAGAACCGCTCCATCACGGCATTGTCCCAGCAATTACCCTTGCGGCTCATGCTGAGTACCAGACCATGGTTTTCAAGTAATTGCCGGTGTTCAGCACTGGCATATTGACTGCCCCGGTCCGAATGAACCAATAAACCCGGTGCCGGTTGGCGAACCGAAATAGCCATGCTCAACGCATCGCACACCAGCTGTGCAGGCATGGTCGGTGCCATGGACCAACCCACGATGCGACGTGAATACAGATCCAGCACAGCGGCCAGATATAGCCAACCGCTGTCGGTCCGAATGTACGTCACATCGCACACCCAGGCCGTATTGGGTGCTTCAGGCTCAAACTGACGGTTGAGCACGTTCTCTGCCACCGGCAAATGGTGTTTGCTATCGGTGGTATGAGCGAACTTGCGACGCCAACAGGCCTTGAGTCCACAGGCTTTCATCAAGGTACGACAGCGATGACGTCCAACATCATGGCCCTGGGCACGCAGGGCTGCACTCAAACGACGACTGCCATAGGTGCGACCACTGGCAAGAAAAACCGCCTGAGCATGCACGCTGTCCTGGCAAATAGGTTTGGGTGTATTGACTCTGCGACGCGCTGCGTAGTAACCAGAGCGACTGATGTCCAACGCCTGACAGACCTGCTTGATCGGGGCCTGCTTCGCTAACTCAGTGACAACATCGTGGATCACTTTATTTCCCGTGCGAAGAAGGCCGAAGCTTTTTTTAATAATTCATTGTCTGATTTTAGTCGCCTGACTTCGGCTTCCAGTTCTCGAATACGTTGCTGCTCAGCCGTTAACGGTTTACCAATCCCCGGCCTGCCGGCTGACTCGTCATCCAGTTGGTGTACCCAGCGTCGGACCACACTTTCGGTCAGCTTCATTTCGCGGCAGACTTGGCTGACGCTGACGCCTTGCTCGCGCACCATGCGCGCCACCTGTAACTTGAACGCTGGATCAAAGGTTCGGCGATTCTTGGTTGTGTCGGTTGTCTTGTCGGTCATCTCTTCATGTTCCTTGTCGGGGGGAAAACACCCGATCAAAGTGTCCATTTAAATTTGACCACAACAGCACCATCACGGTAACGCTGCTTAAGACCTCCCCGGTCAACAAAAAACTGTCTCTGATGTACAACGCACAGAGCCAGTCTTCAGCCACCTGGGGTAACAACGTCATCGTAGTGCGAAACAAAGTCTCTGGCGACATCTCGACAGCGCGTTCCTGCGCCTTCCAGAAACAGCCGGATCACGCCAACGCAAAGGTTGGTAACACAGTGTCGTGGGTTTTTGACTGCGGCAAGATTGACCAACTGCTGGGGGAGTTTTAACAGATGGAATTTGAAATCAAAGGGGTTAATTACCGAACCGCCAAACTTGACGTATTCCAGCAACTGAAGGTCAGCCGTAAGCTGCTGCCGGTGCTGGCCGGGCTCGTTAGTGAATTTTCCACGCTGAAAGCGCAGGCCGCTGCGGGTAACTCTGGTGCAGTGCTGGAAAGCGTACTGCCGAAAATTGCCGATACGCTGGCCGCGCTGCCGGATGAGGACGTTAACGCGGTGATTTATCCGTGCCTGAGCGTCGTTTCCCGCCAGCACGAAAAGGGCTGGACGAAGGTGTTCGATCAGGGCGTACTGATGTTCGACGATACGGACCTGTTTACCATGCTGCAGCTGGTGGCGCGGGTGGTCGCCGATAGTCTGGGAAATTTTTTGAAAGAACTCCCCGCCAGCGAGACGTCCACCCCGCCAGTGGCCTGACGCTGGAAACTCTTCCTGAAGGCGAAAGCTTCCTGATGCGCCCGGTTGATGCCGGATACATCACTTACACCGCACTTAAAGACGGCTCGGTCGACCTGGCCGATGTTGCCCGCATGAATGACTGGCTGGACCTAAAAGCCGATAACGAATACCGCATAGCGAAATGGAGAGAGGACAATGAACGCTGAAACGCTCAAGGACTTTCTGATCTCGCTTGGGTTTAACGTTGATGAGGCCGGTGCTAAAAAGTTCGATGCTGTAGTGGCGGGTACGACGCTGAAAGCGATTGAGCTAGGCGTCAAGGTCGAAGCGGCAGCGCTTTCTGTTGTCGCGTTCACCGCCAAAATAGCCAGCAGCCTCGACAACCTCTATTGGGCCTCTCAGCGCACCGGAGCGACGGTAGAGGGCATCAAGCAAATCGGGTATGCAGTTAGCCAGGTAGGCGGCAGCGCCGACTCAGCGCGTGGATCGCTTGAGAATCTGGCACGGTTTATCCGCAATAACCCAGGCGCGGAAGGTTTCCTGAACCGGCTGGGGGTTCAAACGCGTGATGCCAGCGGCAATATGCGGGACATGGCGACGATCTTTACCGGCGTCGGCCAGCGTCTTAGCAGCATGCCGTATTACCGCGCGAACCAGTACGCTCAAATGCTGGGTCTGGATGAAAACACCCTGATGGCAATGCGTCGCGGTATCGGCCAGTTTAGTGGCGAATACACCGCGATGGCGAAGGCGATCGGCTATAACGCCGATGTGGCCGCCGTCAGCTCTAATAAATTCATGACCTCGCTGCGCTCCTTTGGGCTGATGGCAGGCATGGCGCGGGATAAAATAGGCTCCAGCCTCGCTGATGGCCTTGCTGGCTCTCTGGACAGGCTGCGTCGACAAATTCTGGAAAACTTCCCGAAAATTGAAGGCGCAATAACCGGTACCGTGAAAGGAATTCTCTGGGCTGGTGAGATGGTAGGCAGGGTAATTTACCGCCTTATTCAGGCCGCCAGTGATATCCGGGCCTGGTGGATCGGGCTGGATAGCGACACACAAAAGCTTATTCAGACGCTTGGTGGCTTGCTTGTAGCCTGGCGATTGCTGAATGCGGCAATGCTTGCCTCTCCGATTACCTGGGTGCTGGCGCTCGCAGGCGCCATCCTGGTGCTGTACGACGATTACAAGACCTGGAAGGAAGGCGGTAAAAGCCTCATCGACTGGAAGTCGTGGGAACCGGCGATAACTCTGGCGCTTAACGCCATTGAAAAACTATGGACTGGTGTGAAGCGCCTTAAAGATGAGCTGATTAAGCTTTTCGGTATCGACCCTAAAACATGGTCGATTAAGTTCGAATTCGACAGTCTGAAGAAGCAGTTCAATGAGCTGAACAAGATGCTGGATACCATAGGCAAGCTTCTCAATGCGATTGATGAAGGTCGCTGGTCAGACGCGGCAGCTTACGCCAGACAGCTGCTGAATCAGGGCGGCGAGCCGACACCATCAAACGCGGTGACAGACAGCGCCAATAGAGCTGCGGACTGGATTCAGAATAAAACCGGGTTTGACCCTCGCAGTATTGGTCAAGCCGTTACTGGCTGGTTTGGCGCTGACGCTACTCAATACGGGCAGTCTGTTAAACGACCTCAGGCCACTAAAGCAGGCGCTCAGTTGCTGGGCTGGATGGCTCCGATGATGGGTAAGCTGGAAGCGCTGTACAACCTCCCTGCGGGCCTGCTGCGTAGCGTAGCCCTTACAGAGTCTGGCGGTAACCAGTTCGCTGTTTCTGGTGCTGGCGCACAGGGATTGTTCCAGTTTATGCCTGGAACCGCTCGGGATATGGGGCTACGCGGGAATGATGTCTTCGACCCGATCAAGTCAGCGGAAGCAGCGGCGCGATATCTTTCGATGCTCCTGCAGAAGAACGGCGGTGATCTGAATAAAACTCTGGCCTCCTATAACTGGGGCATCGGTAATGTGCAGAAGTACGGCATGGCGCTGATGCCGCAGGAAACCAGGCAATATATCCCGAAAGTGTTGAGCAATATGCCGGGGGCTGGGGCGACATTGAACCAGAATACCGTTATCAACATTTCTGGTGTCAGCGATCCGAGAGAGGCGGGGAAAATCGTCTCTGAAAGCCAGGGCAACGTTAATGCACGCGCTACCCAGCAACTAACCCGGGGGCCGAGCTGATGGATATTCTTTCAACCATTTTCCAGCAGCGGAGCCGCCGTATTGGTCTGATGATACCCGATGTGGTGGTTTCAGAGCGTCATAGCGATGCTCTGGAGGTGACAGAGCATCCAGTTGAAAGGCCTACAAGCGCAGGCACAGGGTTCATTGCAGACCATGCGTATCGGCGCCCGTCAGAAGTCGTTATGGAGATAGGCTTTGCTGGTGGTGGTTCCTTGCTGGATTTTTATGATACAGCAGGCATCGGGCTGTCTACGCCCCTTAACAACATGGGGCCTAAGGAAGTCTATGCTGAGCTGCTCAAAATGCAGCAGGAAAGGCAATTGCTTGATGTGACCACCGGGAAACGTCTTTATACCAATATGGTGATCCGCTCTCTGGATGTGACGACCGAACGTACCAGCGAAAACGTACTGATGGCGACAGTTACACTGAGGGAAATAATCACCAGCCAAACGCAGACAGTCAGCGTGGCAGCGAAGGAAAATATGAAAGAGGGGGTAAACACGTCAGCGGTGCAAAATTCAGGAGTAAAGACGCCGACTCCGAAAGATGAGTCGCTACTAAGCCGGTTTGTCGGCTTCATCTCGGGAGGTTAAATGGCTGTTTCAGAAATCCCTCTGTCACCAGAAAACCAGCGATTCTCCATATCTGTGGCAGGTCAAAGTCTGCAAATGGCTGTCACCTGGCGTGCTGCTTTCTGGTGTCTGGATATCATGGACAGTACCGGGGCCGACCTGATAAAGGGGATCCCGCTTATCACCGGCGCCAACCTGTTGGCGCAGTATCGCTATCTCGGGCTTGGCTTTTCGCTCTATGTCAATTGCGACGACCCGGCAAATGATAATCCAACCCAAACAGACCTCGGCATTAAAAGCCATCTCTACGCAGTAACGGAGTGATTATGTCTCAGAACTGGATGCGGCACTTTGAGCTGCAGCTTATTGATGATAAGGGTGATGGGATTTCGCTGTCGGATTTTAAGGTGACGTTTAATATCCAGAAGATGCCCGCGACTATCTTTAACGGATTCGTCGGTAACTTCAAAATCTACAATCTGTCGCCGGAGACTCAAAACCGGATCATGGGTAAAGAGTTTACTCGTGTAAGGGCTATTGCCGGGTATAACGGCACAGCAGATAGCAGCGGCAACTATCCTGATAAAAATGTGGGGATCATCTTTAACGGTGATATTCGCTTTACCGTCACCGGCAAAGATAACGTCACCGATAGTTGGGTGCTTATCCAGTGTATTGATGGCTGGGAGGGGCATCTCAACGCCAGCGTGAAAACGACAGTGTCGGCAGGCTGGAAGCATGCTGACCTGTTTGATTTGGGTATGCAGTCCCTTAGCCCTTATGGCATTACAGAGGGAAGCAGGCCGGATTTTGGTCCAACTGTATTCCCCCGCGGCCGCACTATTTATCAGAACACTGGACGCCTTATGTACAGCCTTGCAGGGCAGTGCAAGGCTAACTGGTGGTACGAAAACAACCAGGTGCATATCGTTCCTGATGATAAGTACATACAGGAAGCGATTGTGCTGAACGCCAATACGGGCCTGATCGGTATGCCTCAGCAGACGATGGGCGCCGGGGTAAATGTGCGCTGTCTGATAAACCCGAATATTAAGCTTGGGGGGCTTATCAGGCTGGATCAGGCTTCTGTATATCGTCAGGCTCTCGGTAATGATCAGGTTGGTCAGTCACCAGGTCTATTAGGCGAAAGTACCACAGACGGTAACATCTATGTCGATGGGCTTCCCGGGTCGCAGCTGGCGGCAATCAATACCGACGGTGATTACATTGTCGGCAGCATTGACTATACTGGCGATACTCGCGGGCAGGCGTGGTATATGGACCTGCTGTGTCTGGCGAAAGGGGCTAGAGAACTGCAAAGCCTGAGCACTTTAAACAAGGTTGGCTGATGAAAAAATTAGGAATATTTTTGGTCTTTGGGGTGTTTTATTCCTGCGGAGCTTTTTCTGCCACTCAATGCGGACCTTTTTTCTTAAAGGGCGAAAGCGATGGGTTGATGCATATCAACGGACAAGCCCCTGAAACGCAGAAAATGACCTTCCTCAAGCAAAAAGACGACTTCGATAACGTCATGATGCAATGGATGCTCCCAGACGCCAAAACAGGGCGTTGGCTAGGTCTCGACTACGTTAAGCGCAACAATAAGGCCATCCTCAACGTCGAAGTGATCCGCAAGAACATGGACGAGCCCAGAGAGTTCTGGACGTACGACTGTCGGAAGGTGAAGTAATCTGGTTGCTCGCTATTTTATGTGCTTAAAGGCAGGGTAGGTAAGCGTTATGTCAAATTTTCTCACCGGTGTAAAAATTGATCATCCGCCTATCCCTTGCGAAGACCTGAAATGTGAACAGGAGAGAACGGGGGATATTTTTATTAATTACCCCGTTAATGGAGAAAGATTTTCCCCAGAAAATCCCGCCGACAATGCATTTAACGTTAAAACACCAAGCGGTAGTGATTAAGCTCATTTAATCCCCTAATCTGTTTCAAAAACAGGAGGGGAAATGAACGCTTACGACTACAAGAAAGCAGTTTACCGGATAGCAAGGCATGAGGCTGGTCATTGGCTTGCAGCCTACATCTTGGGATGGGATCCAAAAAAAATTGAACTAAAAGTTCCCAGCTCGGAAAATAGTCATTATGGCTATGCGTTATGCGCCTATAAAGTAAATTTAGAGACTATATGTGATGTCAGAGATTACGCTCGTGGCAGAGTTAAGGTGCTCTATTGTGGTGCATATGCTGATGGTTATGATGGATATAATTTTGACTATGAAAGAATAGGGCGTGAGATGGGGCGCACAGGTGGTGCGTATTCTGATTTTTGGAAAGCCGAAGAGATATATTTCTTTTATTATAATTGCCTTGAGAGTAAAGGTGATTGGGAGTACGAATTTAATCCTATTGTGAACGACGTTAAATTGTTAGTCAGAATGCATCATGACTTCCTTGATTCTGTTGGAAATTATGCAAAAGATAAAGCTTTGAACATCGGTGATGTTATAGAGATAACTCCTGATACTCTCAAAACCTTGTTCATAGAAAGTAAGATAAGACTCCCTTCTTATTAGCTTATAGTTAAGAAGCCCGCTCCGGCGGGTTTTTTAATGCCGGAGTAAACCAAATGCCCGTAGCACTAAACTCCCAGCTCGGCAGTAAAGAGCAGGCAGACGCACAACTGGCGCAGGCGATCATGTCTGCAATGCGCGTCTCCATGCCTGGCATCATTCAGTCGTTTGATCCGGATGCTGTCACCGCTGTTGTTCAGCCAGCCATTAAAGGCGCAGAGAAGGACGAATCCGGCGCCCAGGTATCGGTAAACCTCCCACTGCTGGTGGACGTTCCTGTCGTTTTCCCTCGTGGCGGAGGCTGTACGCTGACTTTTCCTGTTAAGCCTGGTGATGAATGCCTTGTTATCTTTGCAGACCGCTGTATCGATTTCTGGTGGCAAAGTGGAGGTATTCAGGAGCCAGTAGACGAGCGCATGCATGATTTGTCGGATGCCTTCTGCATTGTCGGCCCTCAGTCTCAGGCGAAAAAAATCGGCGGTATCAGCACCAGTGCGGTAGAGCTGCGCAGCGATGACGGGGAAACAAAGTTGAGCCTTAATCCTGCCAGCGGAGCTATCAACGGCACGGCGCCGGGAGGTTTTAACCTGAACGGGCTTAAAATTCTTTCGGACGGCCGCCTGCAGCTGGTGGATGGCTCAATCGTTGATAAGCATACGCATGGTGGCGTTGAACCTGGTGGCAGCAGTACAGCACCACTCGGAGGATGATATGCGATACCGTCGAGAAGATGACGATGGGGATTACACCTTCGGTCAGGGCGATGATACCTGGCTGGTTAACTCCCCCGAGGCTGTCGCGCAGGCCATAAAAACTCGCTTTCTGCTTTGGTACGGACAGTGGTTTCTGGACACCACAGAAGGTACGCCATGGATTCAGTCCGTTCTGGGTAAGCAAAAGCCGGATACCTACAACCTCGCTATCCGTAAGCGGATCCTCGAAACGCAGGGGGTTAGCTCAATCACTGCATTTAATACCACTGTTGACGGTACCACGCGCCGTGTAACGTTCACTGCGACGGTGGAAACCATCTACGGGACAACCACAGTAACTTCGGAGGCGTAATGTCTTTGGACCTCGACACGCTCGGCTTATCGGCAACGGTAACCGCTGAGGGGATAAGTGCGCCCGACTACCAGACCGTTCTGGACACCATCACTGGTTATTTTCAGCAGATTTATGGCAGTGATGCCTATCTTGACCCGGACAGCAAAGACGGCCAGATGGTCGCTCTGGTGGCTCTGGCCATTCACGATGCCAACAACACGGCCATTTCCGTTTACCGGTCATTTTCTCCGTCGACGGCGCTGGACGATGCATTAACCAGTAACGTCAAAATTAACGGCATCACTCGCCGTGCTGCGACAAACTCTACGGTAGATGAGCTGATCGAAGGTGAGGCCGGAACGTTGATCACAAACGGGTCTGTGAAAGATGCCAACGGTATCATCTGGAATCTTCCTGCTCAGGTGACAATTGGTATTGATGGGACGGTTATTGCTACAGCGACGTGTTCTGTTGCTGGTGCTGTGGCCGCCCCTGCCGGGTCAGTCAATAAGATAAACACCCCGACACGTGGTTGGGTATCAGTAACTAACCCGCAAGCGGCTACGGTAGGCGTTGCTGCCGAAACAAATGCTGAATTGCGTGTCCGGCAATCACAGAGCGTTGCTTTACCGTCTCTGACGCCGTTTGAGGCGGTAGATGGCGCGATAGCAAATATCAGCGGCGTAACGCGACACAAGCTGTATGAGAACGATACAGATACCACTGATGCAAATGGCCTGCCTCCGCACTCAATCGCCGCCATTGTAGAAGGTGGTGATGCGACGGTCATTGCAAACAGCATTCGTGGTGTGAAAGGGCAGGGCGTAACACCCTACGGTAGTACGGTGATTGTTGTGCCTGATAAGTACGGAAACCCTCACTCGGTAGGTTTTTCAAGGCCGGTCGATGTACCCATTTACGTCAAAATCACTATCGAACCTCTTACGGGCTACACATCCCAGGTTGGCGAAGAGATAAAGGCGGCTGTATCTGCCTACATTAACTCACTGGCAATCGGCGCCAGCGTTCTTCTCAGTCGCGTTTACTCACCGGCTAACCTTGGTGTTGTCAGTGGTGGTAATGCCAGGTATTACGACATTACCGAGTTGCTGATCGGGACGTCTGCCGGTGGCGTAGCCGCGGCAAACGTGGATATTGCCTTTGACCAGTCAGCATCCTGCGCCGTCAGCAATATTAATCTGGTGGTCTCATGAGCAGATACACTGACCGCATAACAAACTACCACGCCGGTAAACCAAAGTTCTTTGCCCACGTCGACCTATCCACCAGGCCACTGAGTGATGTTTCCGATGCCATGTCACGGCTAATACCCGATTTTGATATTGATACCGCCGTAGGCGTGCAACTCGACGTTGTGGGTGAATGGGTTGGGCGCTCCCGGCGCGTAGCCACACCGGTAACCGGGATTTATTTTTCGTGGGACACCGAGCGGGTTGGCTGGGACCAGGGGGTCTGGCAGGGCCCATATGACCCAAACGACGGTTTTATCGATCTAAGCGATGAAATATATCGGCTAATGCTGAAGGTGAAAGTGGCGATAAACAACTGGGATGGACAGAACGACTCGCTTCCTCCAATTCTTGATACCGCCCTTGCCGGGTCCGGGATCCGAATGGCTATTGTCGACAACCAGGATATGTCGATTTCTATCTGGATACTCGGTGACCCATCGGTAGCCCTAAGTGAAATAGACCGGTTAATTCTGGATAGCGCCGTCAATAAAGGCCCCTTTATCGCATTACCGGCAGGTTACGTACCATCGCGCTATGACATTAACCCAATTGACCAGGTTAACAGCGAACTATGGTGGGCTATTCAAAACGGTTATATGACGGTTAAGGCCGCCGGAGTTCGTGTCCGTGAAATAGAGACCGTCAGTGATGGTTATCAGTTTTTTGGCTTCGATATCGAAAATGACTATATCGCTGGTTTCGACCGCGGGTCATGGGGAGAGAGATTTTAATGGCGACTAACGATTTTAAACCCTTCGCTACTGGTAGCGGGGCAAACGTATTATCACAGGCTGATTATGAAGCGCTATCTGCACTGGCATCAGGATTTCTTTCCGGCAAAGCCTCGTCAGCACAAGTAAATAAAGCACTACGGCAATCCTCTACAATTGCTGCCGTCCTTGCGCAATTCATGGCGGATAGCACAGGAAGCGATGTCCTGGATAATGGAAACATTGCCACGTTACTAAATATTCTCAAGTCCGCACTTAATAATCAGGCAGAAGGACGCCTGCTCCGCATTCAGGTTTTTACCGCTAGCGGAGCATGGGTAAAAACTGCTGGCACTAAAAAAGTCAGAATCAAGGCATGGGGTGCAGGCGGGGGTGGGAAGGGAACGGACACAGCAGGGACGGGGGCATCAAGTGGCGCAGGTGGGGCTTATGTAGAGGGCTTGTATGATGTAAGTAGCATCACTGGAGCAAATATTGTTATCGGTGCTGGTGGCGCTGCTGTTGTGGCAGGAAATTCCGGAAACGGTGGCGATGGTGGTGATACTACCATTGTTGATCTTGGCATTTCTGCAGGCGGTGGGAAGGGCGGCAATTCAACGGGTAATTCTGCTGGAGGTACTCCCGGCGCGCCCTCTGTAGGGACTATTTTTTCAGTGGTCGGGCAAGGTGGCCAGGGGGCGGTCGGCGCCTTGGGCGGTGTGGGTGGAGCGTCTCACAGCAGTTATGGTGGTCTTCCTCACGTCAGTACATCTGGAGATGATGGTTTCTTTCCCGGTGGCGGCGGTGCTGGTGCATCGTATGATTCAGTGGCCAGGGCGTCAGGGAAAGGGGCTAATGGCTACGTTATCATTGAGGAGCTGGCATAATGGCAGGAAATTATGCGGTCATTGAAAACGGGATAGTCATCAATATAATTATTGCAGAAAATGGTTATGAGTACGCTGGTGCAGACCTTGTGGAATATCAAGAAAACATATTTTGCCAGCCAGGAATGTTTTATAACAAAGATGATGGTTTATTCTATGACGACAAAGAGTTCTCAAAAATAAATAACATCATCTAAGTGCATGTAAATTACCAATCAACCGGCATATGCCGGTTTTTTTATTGGGGCGACCATGAGTGAATACGATACCGGCAATCCTGTGCCGTCTGCATCCATGCCTGATGCATGGGATAATATGCAGTCTATTGACAAGTTCGTTAATAGCAGCGAAGAGACCATTACCACACGCACAGGCGAACAGTTAGATACTTTGCGTGGCGTTAATGTTAAGGCGGACAACCAGCTAACGCAGCAGCAAGAAGACTTTGAAACCTCACAAAAAGAAAGGGATGCTGTAGTTGAGGAAGCCCGCCAGAACCTGATCCCTCTCAGCCGGCAGTACATGACGCTGGCGGCGGCACAAGCGGATATTGCGAATAACCCCGAGGGTAGCACCACGTATTACCGCAGCCCGGACGACAGCGCGCTCGCGATCGAAGTCATGAATGTTGGCGGGACGCTGCAGCCTACCGGGCGAAAAATGCCGTCCAGTCAGGCTGTAGATTCAGTGAGGGGATTAATAGACAGCCAGGGCGAAAACCCATTTTCAGTGGTGTTTAAAAATGGTCTTTCACCGTTCGGCTACAAAGACGGGCGACTGTATGCTGATGAATTTCAGAAGCTCTATTCTTCAGATGCCGGGTTAGAGTTTGGCGGCAGCATCATTGATAACAATCCGCCGGATGGATGGCGTTTTGTCATCTACTATCGAAATGGTCTGGTGATGTGTGGTCAACGGAATGACGGCACGATGATCGGTTTCGGTGAGGGCGGCAGCGGTGGCGGCTCGATTGAGCCGGGCGATACGGCAGCGGACTATGACTCAATCCGCAACTACACGGGCACAGCAACTGTGCGCGACGTCGTCGGCCAGCGTATCGCCGGCAGGTTCGTGGTCAATCCGGATGATACGACCTCCGGGGAAATACCGGGCGGGATACTGGTCGATGTGCTGGGACGCCGCTGGTATCGCCAGGCGGAATTTGTCAGCTATGACATGTTTATGGCCCCCCGTGTTCCAGGTGCTACGCTCCTTGCTGTGCAGGTCGCCCTGGCGATGGGCAACTGTTCATCCGCGATAGCATACCTGTCTGGTGTTGAAGCTGCCGATGCCGCTATCCAGAATGCTCATCGTTATGCGAACCTGCTCAATATCCCGGTTCGTCAGAATGATGGTGCCTTCCTGGTATTAGTTGACCATGAAGCAGAGGTTCGGACAAAAACGTCACTCGGAGGGTCGATAATTTTTACCTCCGCTGACTCAGGTGTTAACGAAATCCGCTGGGGGCCACTGCGACTGCTTGATCCTACAGCGCCTGAGCCAAAACGTATGTTCAATATCAAGGGGAAAGAACGTATTGAACTCACTCCTGCTGAGCTGGCTACGTTCAACACCAGTTACTCTCAGTACCTGAAAAAAGGCTCTAACTATCTGCCGTATCCGAAACTGTATCCTTATTACGGCGGGATGTTCTATGCGCTTTCTAATGAAGTGGAGATTTACCGAAACGGAAACAGGGATAACCCTCGTGACCGGGTTTTATACCGCGAATTCTCCCGTATTGGTAGAAATGGCGCGCTGACGGAACGGATTGTGAAAGATATTCCGACCGGCTCAATTGGTTACGCTGCGATTATCCCGAAAGAAGATGATTTTCTGGAATTTGAATGCCCGCATTTTATTGAGCTGGGCGACAGTCGTCGATTCCTGAATATCGAAGTTTCCAGGCCGATGGTGCGCATTAAAAATCTGGTGCATACGTCGTGGCAAACAGCTTCAACAAGTCTCGAAAGCCGCGTGGTTATTTCTGCTCGCGAAGTCTTTGACGTCTTTTGCGAATACGGAGAAACCACCTGTCACCCGGCGGAGAACGGCTCATATGTCATCTGCATTCGAGATACCTGCAACGTGCATATCGATAACTATTACGGACTGCATGGCTGGGGATTTCAGGGGCATCACGGAATAAAGGGTTTATACGGCAACAGAAATACGTTTAACCGCGTTGATTTCCACAGCTTCGGGTACGATGTTTTCTTCAAAGATCTGACTGTGAAAGGCAGGCAAATTAACCTGCAGGGAGGTAATGAGTGGTCGATAGAGAAACTTCGTCTGTATATCACCCGCACCAGTGGCGATGCAGTGGAGTATTTCCTTAACTACGCCATCGGCATGAGGCAGGACTATGCCAGTGACTGCGATGGCATTCTCAATATTGATGGTGTCACGGTGATGTGGGACAGAGGGCTACCCGCATGGTACAACACGACCCGGTCATTTGACCTTGTCAGAATTATCGATACGGCCAACTCTCTTGATCAGGGCATCGACAGCAAACTACCGCCTACCATCACCATCCGCAATATAGTGTTTGATCTCGCCGGCATCCAGACCGGAAGACCGAATGACAATTTTGAGTTCTGCGCTGTTACGGCCTTACGTTCTCAGTTTACCGACTACGCGGTAACCGGACGTAAAACGCTGCTACCCGACAATATCACCGTTGATGGAATGACGGCTATTAACGTCCAGCCAACACAGAACGCTGTCATGTGCGGCATCAAATTGCCTGCCGACCTGTATCAGAACACTGTGGGCTCACGTAACAAAAAGGGCAGCGACGGGACGAACGCCCGGATCACACTGCGCAACCTGCACAGCGTTATCAACAATCCGTCCATCGAGCTGGCCGCAGCCCAGACCGTCGATATTCCGGGAGACGCGGCAAACTGGACCGCTGATTACCTGAACAGTGATTACAGCTGGATACCGCGGATTACCCTGGATAATTGCATCCCGGCAATTATCCATACTCCTGGCGCAAAAGCTGTTGTCGATATTCATGGCGGCAAGCTGGCGCGGGTCTACACCAACGGCAATGGCAACCGCTGCCGGGTCACCGGTGCTGATATTGAGCTGATACCTGATGCGTCAGGCGTGGTCTATTTTGCAGCAGATAAAACACTGGTTACTGGCTGTTCGTGGCTGAATCCGACGAACGGCGCAACCTATACTGGAACCTTACGCGGTTCTGGAAATGAGATGATCGGTGATAGCGCCAAAGCGCCTAACCTCCCTGCAAATGCGTTTATTTGAGGAGTAACAAATGTCTAATGGAACACGTATTCTGCTCAACTCGGACGGTATCATCACCGACTGGAGCAAGCAGCACTTTGAGCCTGTAGCTTCTCCGCTATCGGCAATCAGTAATCCGAAGGTCGCTTACGACCTGTTGACGCCTCTCGATAACTCGCGGCACGGATTTAGCGTGCAGCAGGGCGTTCAGAAGCTGAAACCATATGGACTGCAGTTTCAAGGTACTGCAGGTAGTCAAACAGACTTTACGGAGGCTGGACTTGCGGGACTATCTTTCCTGACGGCTTTCCGTTTCAGTGCCATCGACACATTCCAGTACGTTCTGGACTGTCGAGATCTTACCGTCGGCTCCGGTCACGGCTTTGCCATCACATACAACCCCACCGGGCAGCGCCTGGAGCTGCGTGTTGCGTGGCCTGATGGCTCAATGGGTATTTACTACGCAACCGGACAAACCATCGTTGCTGACAAATGGTATGTGGCCTGTGGTGTCATTTCCCCTAACCGCAATCACAAATTAACTTTGTCTGATGGAACCGCAATTGCTGCTAGCCCAACGGGCTATCTGGCTAACGTTGCTGGCAGTCCTCTCATGCTCGGTGCAAGTGCCGCAGGATCCTCGATGCTCAAAGGCGACATTGGGTTCTTTGGTGCATGGGGTAATGAGTTCTCCGCAGGAGATATCACAAATGCCATAGCCCTGGGAACTAGTATCATGACCGGAAGAGGGGAGACGGTATGACAACAATCGCAGTTAAGATTGAGACTGTTTCAGGGGCAAAAGTAGAATTCTCACATGAAGTATTTATCTGGGATGAACTGAACCAGTTTGAGCGTGATGACATCATCAGTTTACTGGTAAACGGTAATGATGATGCGCAAGCCGTTATATCAGTAAGCACTGGCTATACGCTGAGTTGGTCCCAAAGCGAAAACGAGGCCCCTTAAAGACTTATGTCGCTGTCACAGTAACCAATAGCCACATCTTGTATTGACCTTGCCCACCAACAAAACTACTGTATATAAATACAGCATTAATTGGAGGGCAGATCATGCTTCGACAGACAGACATCGCCGCGGCTTTCCGCGAGTCCATTTTGCGCAGTTCCAAGGGGTTCCAGTACATTCACACCCGAGACTTCGTTACCGCACTGCGCCTGCGCGGCATCCACTTCTCCGAGGTGGAGGCGAACTCCTGGATCGCGCGGGAACAAACGTATTTCGTCGATAAGACGCCTGACCATAGCGAAAACAGGCTGTGGATGATGGCAGGGATGGGGAGGGGCTCTGATGGTGCTAGTCAGGGTTGTTGGAGACTCCAATCCATAGTTTTATGA